CTCGACCGCTCGTCGCCCGAAGGGCTAGAGCGTAATACGCGTTATGGTCAGCAATCTTGGTTTCCGGCATAAAGCACAGCGTTTGACAACGCCACGCCCGTCTGCCGGCCACCCAGCGCCAACCATGGTCCCTCGCCTCGATAGGGGTAGAAACAACACCCCCATCTAGCGTACGTACGTCGGCATGCATCACCGGGATCCTATGAACCTTCTTCCACTGTTGAAAAACTAACCGAGCCCTGCGTATAACTCCTAATAGTCTGCGATCAGCAATCGCAAGACTTGAGCCAACGTAGGATCCTCGGTCAACAGCATGGTACAGAAGACGATTATGGAACCGATAAGCTTCAGCCTTTGTATTTGGGATTTCCTTCTGATAAATGGGAGTGACATCTTTACCTCCAAAATAATGCTTACCGCAAGACTCCCGGAAAAGACCCGACGCATGCGTTTTCTTCACGTTTGTGGTGAAGCCGCAGTAATCGAGCAACTCTTGGAGCTCTGCGAAGAGCGCGGAGGGACATATGATGTCATCCCCATACACAGAAACGCGTCCATTCCCGTCGAGACGAAGATCCCTTAAGCTCTCGGTGAGGGCCCAAAAGATCAAAGACTCGAGCTCGAAGGTAAAGCCGTTGCCCATTGAGGAAAACTTCTCCAGTGGGACAGCCTTGCCGTCGAGAACCACACTTTCGCTGCGTAAAGCATCTAAGAGTGTGGCCCAGGAATGAGGCAATAGGTGCCAAACTATCGCCGAAGAAATGGTATCCGACGCTGCTTTCAAGTCCACGGTCGCGAGACCGAGTTCGAGGGCACGTCGGGCGAGACCTTGGTTGACCGTCTGGTCGTCCAGATCTATACCAGAACGCTTAAGGAATGTACGGATATGTGACCCAACACCGAGCTGTAGGAAGATATTTCCAGTAGGCTCGGCAGCGATGAATCGATCCGTTTTAGCGTTTTTCGACACGGTGAGTCCTCTACTTCCTTGGACGACTAGAAATTCGTCGTCCAGCAAGGAAGTGGGGCCGCTCGCATCTAGGCCACGGGCTCGCAACCAAGCGTAGTCCGTTGCCATAGCCGCACGTAGGTACGGCAATGCCTTTCTCGTGATACTGATTTGCTTTTCACAAAGCTTAGAGTCTAAACAAGAGTCCACGCCTTTCAGCGTGGCAGTTGCTCCACTCCCCCATCTGAAACGATCGAGCAGTTTCCCAAACTTGGGAGCATACCCTATGCAGCTTTGGATTTTTAATTGAGCCCTGTGGAATACAGGGTCCCAACGCGACCTTCCGGTCGCGGTCCATAATGCACGGATGCGCTCGTTTGTGATTCTACATTGATCTTCAGCCGCTGTGAAGGCGGCTAACGCAACCTGACGCGTGTCTATACCGGTGTCGAGTCCTTTGTATTTCGAAAGGTATTCGGTGCACAGATAGTCGTCACGGAACTTGTCAGACTGGGATTCCAGATAATCCTCTGCCCTCACCCCCAGATTTAGAAACTGGGAGAGCTCGTCCGTACGGAACAAGAGCCATAGAGCTAGAGAACGCGGTGTGTTAACGGCTTCACATAGCGACTGAAAAGTCGCGTCGATCTTAGAAGACACGGTGAATCCTTTCCGGAAGTTACAAGGTTAGTACGGCAGGCCTTGGACGACGATGTTGTCGCCTACGGCCGTTGCACTGCCTTGCGCGAGGGACGTCATAACCTCTTGAACGAGGTCCATTCGGTCCTGATCGGTATAGCAATCCGGGAAGATAAACTCGCCATTAAACCGACCCGTCCCCAGAAGCTTCGGCACAGCCGGAACCGAGAGGTCGAGTTTAGGTTTTTGGTAAGTGGTCTTCACGCGATAAACCCCGCCGGCGACAGTCGGCTCCTTGACGTTCAACGTATAGGTACTGAAACCCAACGGAAGACCGCCGTACAGAGTCCGGCTTTGCCAGCGGGCAGTGTTGTCCGCGACACGAGAAGCAGGGGTGAGTGTAGTCGAGACAGGCGTTGCAG